GTTCTGTAATTTAGCTTTAGATTCATTGATCTTAGTTAAGTTTTTAAGATTCTTAAGCTCAGCGTCTGCTTCATTGTAGCGTTTGTTAAGTTTGAGTTGATCATCTAAACCATCAATTCTGTCTTTGTATTCTCCAATACGAGACAGTAGAGTATTTAAGTAGTTTTCATTTTGTTTCTTTTGTTTCTGAGTTGGAGGAGCACCTTTCTTTATAAAGTTTTGAAAGCGTTCAATCTCTTCTTCTGTATCAGTAACAAGTTTATTTAGTTGTGTTTTACCTGCCTCAATAGCTTTAAGCTCATCTTCTGGCATCTTGTTAAATGCCATAGTGTTAAGGTCTTGTTGTACAATCTCAAAAGTTTCAGACTTAATTTCTTCTTCACTTTTAAAGTTTGGTGTAGGGGGTTCATCGAGAACATCAGCTACTTCTTCATCTACTTTAGCTGCAGTATCTTCTGCAATCTTAGCAGCATCTTCTCCACCAAGAATCTTTGCAGCTGCTCCACCTAAAGCACCGCCTAAGCCTGTACCAGCAGCTACATTGAATGCTCGACTGTCTCCAAACTCTTCATAGACAGGCTCTAATGCTCCAGCAGTACCTCCTACTACAGCGCCTCTAGCTGCAGCAGTGCCTACTTTAGAAGCAAAAGATATTGGTTTTAGAAAAGCAGCAGGAAGCGTGACAGGGTCTGCAACACTACCAAGAAGAAGACCTGAGTAACCTGCCCAAGGGCTTTGCTCAAGCTGAACACGGTTCATAAACTCTTCTTCATAGGTGTTCTGAAAACCTATGTCAGTTCCTGCATACTCGTCTGCTAGTTGACTAAGACCACGCGCTGAAGATAAAAACCCTTCACTCGCTTGATCAAAAAAAACCTCAACAGAGCTTTCTTCTGGTAATTGTTTAGCAGCCTGTTTAATAAGATAGTTATCAATTTCACTATACTTAATATCAGCAGGTACTAAAACATCACCTAATACAGGATGCTTTACTAAACGCGGTGCAGCCATTAGCGACCTCGCTGTTGTCTAACACTTGCCATTGGAGGTTGAATTGAAGAAACAGGAGGAGCTCCTTGGAATACAGCATTTCTTCCTATGCGTTGTCCTCCTGTAAACATACCGCCTTCTGTTGGAATTGCTTGACCAGATCGAGTAGTAGGAGCTGGCTCAGGAAGTTCGGCTTGTCCTCCAACTTCTCCAACACCCCTCCACTTTTCTACAGTAGCTGGATCAAGCTCTACTTTTTCATCATCTATAATTTCAAAAGGCTTTCCGTCAGTATATGAAACCATTCTGCGTTTGCCTTTCTCATCTAAAAAGTACTCTATTGTTTCTTGTTCAGCTGCTTGGTTTAATCTTTCATTGGTAATACCAGCAGCCTCAGCAGCCATTTTAGATGCTTCAGGAATTGTCCAGTTCCCTTCAGCATCTTTTATTTGAGTCATTGTTCTTTGAACTGTAGTAAACTGGTTTGGTATGGGTTCGTTTGTAATTGGATTTAATACAGGAACTTTTTCTACATAAGAAATATTTCTAGTTTCTGCTTGAGCCTTAGAAGCTGCTGTTTGAGCTTCAATACGAGCAAGTTCAGCTGCTCTTTTGGGAGCATCTATAGCTTCTTGTCTAAAAGCCTCACTCATCTTAACAGCAGATATTGGATCTACCTTAGCCAAAGCAGTAAGTAAAGCTTTCTTACCTTCTGGTGTAGACGTATCAATACCCTGTATAGCAGAACCAAACTGCTCCATTGGGCTACGCATATCATTACCTAATATGCCTCCTAAGCCCATACCAAACTGCTGAAGCAATGGATTAGTTATTCCAGCAGCTTGCATTGCATTACGTTGACGGGGGTCTGCGGGGATTGCTCCACCGCCTTGACCGAGTGTTTGTAGTCCTGTCAGAAGACCACTTGAAAATCCTAATGCCATTGTAGTGTCTCCTTAATCAAAGATACCTTTAATTCCTGACCAAACATCGCCAAGATTAATTCCACTGAATAGACCACCTGTGGCCGCCTGTTGAGTACCACCAAGAGCTGATGCAAGAGCAGCAAGACCTTGACCACCTAAGTTAGCTCTGCCTAACTGTGATTGCAAGTAAGCATCCAAACCAGCCATTTCAGACTGAGCTTGTAACTGAGCAGCTTGTCTGCGTCCTACATCAGACAGACCAGCAACACCCATGCCACCCTGAAGAACATTAAGTAAGGAAGACTGAGGCATGTAAGCAGCACCTAACATTCCTTGACCTAACCCAGCAGCTTGTTGTTGTTCCGCTAGAGCTTGCTGTCGAGCCTGTAAACCTAACTGATTGAGCTGTTCTTGTTGTGCAGTAGCCAGTGCTAGCTGTTCTGGTGTAGCTCCACCATAGGCTGCTGAGGACGTTCCAAGACGACCCTGTGCTGCTAGTCTCTCCTCAAGAGCAAGTTGCTGACGTTGACGCTCAGGAGTTGCAACCTGCAACATACGGTTGTAGATGTCCTGTTCAGTCTGTGCAATAGGCATTTGAGCCTGTTGATAAAACTGACTAGCACCACCAAAGAGCTGATTCTGTAAAGCTTGCTCTTCAGGTGATAGGGTCATTGTAGTACCACCCTCTGGAGTAGTACCAACACCCGCTCCTGTAGTACCTGTAACAGTGAACGGTACAAAACGAGTAGCTTCAGCAGCCTGTTGTCCTATGCGTTCAGCACCTGTCTGTGCTTGTCTTCCAAAGGAACTTAGGTCATTCATTAGGTTTCTGTAACCTGCACCTGATAAAATAGTGCTTCCTAAAGTCCCTAAGTTGACATTGCCTAACTTACCCAAAATGTCACTAAAAAAGCCACCAGCGTCTGGTTGTGTCAGTGCTGAGTTTACTGCACCTGCATTCCCTGTTGTGTAATAACTACCCCCTGACGTAAAATCATCATAAGGAGTAGGAATGCCTGACGGTGCTGGATTAAAAGTAGACACAGGAGCATCCATGCCGTATGACGGTGTTCCAAAAGCCATTAGTATGTACCTCCATCAATGTCCATAGTTACTGTACCTGTGGCAGTTAATGCTGCCATAGTAACAGTACCTGTAAACGTAGGAGACGCTAAGTCAGCCTTACTGTTCACAGCAATTTCAATCTTGTTAAACTCAGTATGAAACTCACTACCGAGAATAACAGCATTGGTTGAGTCTTTATTTTGAAAGACATCCGTATAGTTGTAATCACTCATAGCATTCTACCTATCAAAGCCTGTATGTTTAATTCTTGTATTGAAAACTCTGTACCATTAATAGGTATGTCAAGTCCTACATTAACCACTGTACCATTACCTGTAGAGTTTATATTTGGTGTATTAATTTTAACACCACCAGAGTATGTGCCTATGCTGTACTGAGCAGTACCAAAGTACGCAGGTACACTAGAACCTAAAGTTATAGCCTGACCTGTATAGTTATCAGAATAGTTATAAGACCATTTGATATTTGCTACAGTACCTGAACCACCAATTAGTGTAGGTTTAATTTTCTTTAGAATTTTAGTACGAGCAGCATCACCAAAGGACAATGAGTTGCTTAGGTACTCCATTAAATATGTTTCACCATCATCGTAATACGTATTGTACTTTCCAATACCTAATGCACTGCCTATTAGAAAGTCACCGTTGTCTCTACGTAGGAAACACTTGAATCCTGTGTTAGGCCAACGTGTAACTCTAAGAGTACCATCCTCCAAAGCACCTCTAGTGTCAAAGCAATAGAGTGTGTTTAGTGTTGGGAAGTTTAATAAGTAAAACGCATTCTCTGCACTGTATGCGGAGTTTATGTTGACTCCTGCCGCAGATACTACGGAGAATAAGTCATTACGAATGTTCTTACTGATGTCACGCATTGGTGCTGACTTTTCCTGAATAACACGACCGAGTGACTGAACACCTACGTGGGACAGGAAGATTAAATCAGTACCTGTAGGCTGAACAGAATCTCTAGCAACACAACCAATACCGTTAATTGTATCAGCCAATGTCATATTTGCAGGAGACTCCGCACCTTGGTAGAGAATGATTGATCTTTTACCAAAGATAACTAGAAAGCCATTGTGTGCTGCTAAGGCAGTAATCTCATCATAACCATCAGGCCAGACCTTAGACAGATTAATAGAGCCTGACGTACCACCAGACCATGCTGCACCAATCAATAGATCTGACCAGTACACTGTAGACTTGTCTGTAGCTGTGTCAGCCATCCACATACGGCCAAACGCACCTAAGGCACAGTTAGCCTGTGGTGCAGTCCCAGAAGCTCCTGTGTGGCTTCCTATAGCCACTACAGACGTACCGTTGTACACTAGAGGACTGTACCCACTTTGTACTAAGTAGATGTCCTGATTAAACGGAACCATCTGCCAGTTGTCGTCAGTGATAGTATGAGCACCAGTAACGTCAGTGAGTGCAGTAGTGCCTGTAAAGAGTTTATTGTTACCTGCTGATAAAACTGTACGTGTTCCGTCAGTTTCCTCAAGCTCAGCCATGACAACAATAGACTCACCACCTAAATCAGTAACGTCATCTGTTAAAGTTTCAAAGCCTTTACGTGCACCAATACGACCATACTGATCAATAATGCAGTTGTCAGCAACGGACGCAAAGGAAGGATCACCATCAATGGGACTGTCCTGTGTGTTCAGTCCTTTGAAGGCTGGTGCTCTAATTGTAATATTCTGTAGCTGTTGTGCCATAGTTACACCGCCACATATACAAGTTCTTCAGGATATCTGTTAGCGTCAAAAGCAATAGCATCCGCTAGTGACTTATCAGCAATAGCAAACAGCTCTTGTGATGAAGTTCCACCTGTCTCTCCACGCTCTCTAGCAGCAAACGCTGTAGCTAAATGAATGATGGGTTTAGTGGGTAACTTAGTTGTGTCCGTATCGCTAGACAGCTCATCAGTACGTAAGACTGTTTTAAACCGTAAACTATAAACAGCATCAGGAATAGGATAAACCATAACCTGAGTATCTTCGTTAGTGTCTATTCCATTAAAGGTATAATATGCTGGAGTTCCCTCAATAGTGTTGTTAAGGTATAAGTTTTTCTCAAACCAATCTTGTGTTTGATAGTGCATAAAGCTATTAGCAGTGTCGTTTACTACAGACTTTATTTCAGAATACTGCCCTGAAGAAGTTAATGAATAAGTATAATCAGAGGCTGTAGTAGCTATTGTAATGACCTGACGTAGTGCTCCCCAATCCCAAGCATTCTCTACAAAGTCTTTAGCATCATTAACAAACTCACCCACCAAACTAGAGTAGGTATTTTCATTTACTGTGGTTACTGTGCTTTCACGTAGTCTGACTAAGACTTTGTTTACCAGTTCCAAATATGTCATTGTTGTAATCTCGCTATTAATTCAGCTAAGTAGTCTTTAGATTGTGGAGCCATGTAAGGTGTTAATAACTGTGGATTGAATGCTATAGAGGCCATAAACTGTCGTGGATCAAAGTTAGAAGCAGCTCCGCCGCCTAAGCTAAACATACCTCCACCACCAATACCTATGCCTCCTCCAGTACCACTTCCTGTGCCATCTCCAGTGCCGTCTCCAGTACCGTCGCCTGTACCTGTACCAGTTCCTGTACCGTCCCCAGTACCGTCTCCAGTACCTCTATCAGTAGTTCCATCAGTACCTGTACCATAGCCTCCAGTTTCGTCAGGTAACACTCTATCAGTAGTTTCTACAGTTGTTGTTTCTTTTGGCCCTGTTACTGTAGGCTCTGGACGTACACCAGTTCCTGTATTAAAGCCCCCTGTTTCATCAGGAATTACTTTGCCAGTTCCTGTAAGCATACCTGTTGTGTCGTCTTTAGGCTGAGTTACCGTAGGTGCAGGTCTAACTCCAACTCCAGTATCATAACCGCCTGTTTCATCAGGTTGTGTTTTTGTTGCTGTCTCAGTAGCTGTTGTTGCTTTAGTTTCTGTTACTGTAGGCTCTGGACGTACACCAATTCCTGTATCATAACCTCTTGTTTCATCAGGAATTGCCTTGTCTGGAGCAGTCTCAGTAGTAGTTGTTGCTTTAGCTTCTGTTGTTGTAGGTGAGGGTCTAACTCCTGTTCCAGTGTTAAAACCACCCGTCTCGTCAGGAATGCTTGGATCAACCTTTACTCCAGTTACCACAGCTTGTTTACTACCAGAAGTCGCAGTTGTAGATTTTACTGGCTCAGGAACAGGCGTAGTAGTTGTGTCGTCTATTGTGTCTTTAAAAATATCAGTAACAGTCCCTAACAAATCTCCAGACGGTATTTCTTCTTCTTCACTTACTTCAGGGTTTAAAGGCTCTGGATCTTGTGAGTCAGGAACACCATCATTATCTAAATCAGGCTCAACAACATCTTGAGTTCCTACTCCTGTAGGATCACCTAAAACTATAATTCGCGTTGTTGTTGGATCGTAATCATCTCCTGTTTGACTTTCATACTCATCAATAATTTCGTCTGTTGGTTTATCAGGCGTCCATCG